CTGTCGGGCACCTCCGGCGCCCTCTACTACAAACCAGCCGGAACTTCTGTCACCACCCTCACCGCTTCCGCGTTTCCTGCCACCGGCGGCGACATCACCGTTGGTGCTTACCTGGGTTTCCGTGTCAACGATCCCGTCACTCTGGCCTACCCCGCTGGAGCGACCACCACTGGCGCGATTGCTGCCGGTGATTACTACGTGTTGACCTATGTCGAGTCAACAGGTGTGATGACCCTTAGCTCCACGGTGGGTGGGTCAGAAGAGACCGCAACTGCAGCACCAACTGGCTTTGGTTCTGATTTCGCCAGCATCACCTATACGGCTGCTGAAGTTGTCGGTCAGGTGCGTGACTGGAACTTTGAGATCACTCGTAGCGAGATCGATGTTACGACTATCGGTCAAACTGTTACCGGCACTGCTCCTTTCCGGGCTTATATCCCTGGCTTTGCTGACGGTTCCGGCTCGGCCACCGTCTATACCACCGACGATGACACCCTGCTCTCCAGCCGTCTGATTGAAGACGTAATCCAGCGCGAGCAAAACGGTGCAACGATGAAGCTCTACATCGACCGCATCATGAGCGGCGCAAGTGTAGACAACACCGCCAGCCGTTCCATCGAGGTTCCCGTCATCCTGACTTCTGCCAGCCTGACCGTGAACCCCGACGATGGCCAAAGCGTGGCTATCAACTTCCGTCCCAGCGCCGCCCCGAGCTTCGACTTCACCAAGTCCTGATAATCTGATACAAGCAGGCACATCAAGCCCCGGCAATGCTGGGGCTTTTTTATTGTTCTTCGCTACAGTACAAGCACATACACTTGTACTCCATGCCGGTCCCAGTTCGCGCTATTGACCGCCTTCGCAAGGCCGCGAATCTCGAACCAGTCAAAAAGGTTGTGGAACTTTCTGACGGCACAACATTTGAAATGTGGTCTACTCCTTTGACCATGGCTGAACGCGAACGCGCCCAACGCCAAGCCAAATCCGACGATGCTGGTGCGTTCGCCCTTCAACTCCTAATTACAAAAGCTCTGGACGAAAACGGCAAGAAGCTTTTCGCCCCTGGAGAGATCGACATCCTTAAGAACGAGGTCAAGGACAAAGACCTTCAATCCCTGATGCTGGCGATTATTAGCGAAGACGAAAACGCCGAGGAGATGGACCCAAACTCCTAAGTGCGGAACTTCGCAAAGACAACTGGCTCATGCTCCAATTTGGCGTCGCCAAAGAGCTGGGCATGAGCTTATCCGAAGTCCGCACCACAATGACTCCCGAGGAACTCCTCGGCTGGAGCGCTTACTTTAAAGTCCTCAACGAGGACCAAGAAAAGGAGATGGAAAAAGCCAGGCGTAGGCGATAATTTTGGGTGCCTAGAATAAGGCATGACCTAGTGGCTGTGGATCGTGGCCTACAGAGCTGAAATTGAGATAGGTGTAAAGGGCGCTAGCCAACTTAAACAGCTTCAAGAACGTATCAAAGATCTAGCCTTTAGAGCCGAAGCTCTACAGCTAATCACAAATAATCTTTACTCTAGTAAAGCAGTACAGAATGTAAGAAATTACGCTGGGGCATTAAATGAGGCCAAATCAGCTTTAGATGCTGTAGAAATAGCAACAAAGGATGAATCTAACGCAGTAAGAGAGTATGTAACTGCACTGGGAGAGGCTAATGCTGCTTCCGCAAGACAAAACAAACTTATCGAAGAAGAGATAACCCTTAGAAACAAAGCTAAACAGGGTCTACAGACTCAACGCCGAAGAGAGGAGTACCTTGCTGGTCCAGGTAGAACGGCACCTACCGAAAAACTTGCGCAGAGGTCTATAAAAGAAGCGGGAGAACGCGAAGCTAGATTCGAGGCTAGAAAGACGTTTGCTGAGGAAATTTTCAATATTGAGAAAAATTTCGACAAGAAGCTCCGGGATACCGCGATCGATAACCTTCTTGAAAGATTTCAGTTAGAGGAAAATCTACAGAAACGCTCAATCGATAAGCTGCTTCAAGCAGGTAAGGCCGAAGGAGAAGACTTTGACAGGAGATTAGCACAACAAACAACAGATCGTTTGTCTGCAAACAAAAAGGTCAATAGCGCCAGAGTACGCCAAAGGGCTGCCATATACCGACTCGAGCAACGACGCCTAAAACAGACGACTAGAGAACGTTTGAGAGCGGAAGAAGCAGTCAGTAAAAAACGTAAAGATGCGCTGGGTAGTGCCATCATCGGTGGAGCGTTCCCACTCCTTTTCGGCCAAGGTATAGGCGCTGCAGCTGGCGGTGGCGTAGGTGGTGCGGCTGGCGGTTTAGTAGGCGGTCAATTCGGCTTCGGCCTCTCGCTGGTTGGCACGACACTTGGAACGGCAGCAGATACGTTTGCCAAAAATATGGCGTCTTTAGCCAGCAGTTTAAGTAAGCCTAAAGAAGCACTAGAAGCTTTAGAAGAAGCAGGTATAAAGGTAGACGACTCTCTGAAAGCAAACGTAGATAGTTTGCTTGATGCAGGACAAGCGTACGAAGCCCAGCAGCTTGTTCTTCAAGAGATTGCTGACACGCTGGGACCACAAGCCGTCAGTCAGCTTGCCGCTTATGACCAAGAAACTAAGAAACTAGAGCAGTCTTACCAGGACGCTTACACAGCGCTGGTGCGTGAATTGTTGCCCGCAATGTTGGGCTTTATCACACAAATCAACAACCTTATTAAGGTTATTGATAACTTACCTCCTTGGCTAAAAAATCTTGGCGGAGGTTTGTCTAGAGCATCTGAGTTTGCAACACCTATAGGCGGCGCACGGACTGCTTTTGAAAGCTTCCAGTTACTAGGCGAGCAGCGCGCAAAGGGAGTAACACCTGATGTTACTAAACCAAGCCCCGAAGCTCTAGAGGCAAAACGGAAAAAAGCACTAGAAGGTATACAAACGGATGCGCAGCTTGACGTAATAGAAAAACAAAATGCTGCATTAGAGGCGGGAAATTCTTTATTAAACGAGGGAGCGTACATAGCTGCACGACAAGTAATCTTTGCACAAACCCGACTTGCAGTAGCACAGGCTGAAGGTGACACAAATAAGATAAAAGTTGCTCTTGCTAGAGAAGCTCTAGAGCTAGACAGACTACGACTGCGGCAAGTAAAGGAGCTGAACCGCGCTGAGAAAGATGGGGCACGAGAGGCAGAAAGGGCTGCCCGCTTAGCGGAGCAGGCATTGCAAAAAGAGTTGAAAGTAAGAACTGCACTTATTTCTGAGGACCTTAAGCAAAGCGACATTTCATACAAGCTCAACGCTCTGGAATTAGGAAAAGCAGCTGCAATCGATGACCAGCTGGCAGGGTTAGACAAACGCAAAGCACAAGAACGCACTCAGATTGCCCTCAGTACCGAGGATGTACGTCTCCAGGAAGCAAAGCTACTCACGCTTGAGCTGCAATACGACCTCAAGAGGAGACAGCTTGAGGCAGATGCCGAACGCATCGCACTGGAACGCGAACTAGCAAAACTTGCCGGTGAACGCGAAACTGAGGACATTGGCATTGGCCTTAGACGCCAAATAGACGCAGTAGAGCGCCGCATCAGTAGCCCATTTGGCGACCAAGATTCGGAAATGCTGGAGCTGCGAATCAAGCAACTTGAAAAACAAGAAGACATATACAACGACCTGGATCGAAAGATTGAAGATGTAGAAATACGACTTAAGAAAGACCCAGGTAACAAAGATCTTGAACAACAGCTGGGTCTTCTGACGGAAAGGAGGCTCAAATACGAAGAGCTACTCCCCGTTCTCGACCAAGTCCAACAGAAGGAACTTAAGCTGCAGCAAACGTTGCAGCAGCTTCAACCGCTGACTAATGCACTCAGTCAAGGATTGACAGATCTATTTACAGGTCTGGTCGATGGATCGAAGGATGCCCAGGAAGTCTTTGCTGACATGTTGAAAAATATGGGCCAGGCACTCATCCAACAGGGTGCGGTGATGATTGCGCAGTACATCGCCATTGGCATTGCCAAGGCGTTTGCTTTTGGTGGACTTTCTGGTGGCGGTGGCCAAAAAGAACTAAACATTGCTGATATTCAGCAGTATTCCGGCATCGGAGCTGACACGCGAGTTACTCCTTTTGCCGAGGGCGGTTACGTTACTCGCCCGACCAACGCACTTATCGGCGAGGGCTCCGAACCGGAGTATGTTCTCCCCGCAAGCAAGATGCCCGAAGCACTGGAGCGTTATAGCGCTGGTGTTCGCGGTAGCGCAGTCATCCCAAGCAACGGCGATTCAGGCGGTATGGCCGGAGCTTCAGGCGGCGGTGGCACGATTGTCAACTACAACGGCCCGACGCTCAACTTTAATTCTGAGGATTACGTTCCAGCTTCTGCTGTTCCTGGCATCATTGATGAGGCTACAAAGCGCGGCGCCAAGGCTGGCGAAGCACGCACATTCGCTACTTTACGAAATAGCCGCAGTCAACGCGGTCGCATCGGACTGGGACGATGAGCATCCAAGCACTCACAACCTTTTTGACGGTCTACAAGCCAACAGGCGAAATTCAACACCGTTTTCAAAACAGCAAGGTTGGAGAAACGATCCAGCTTGACGGTTACGGTTTTCAATATCTATCTTTTATCTACCAGGGTGCGGCTAAGAACCGAACAGGAGACAATCTTGTTTCATCTTTGGTGATGTCGGTCAATCCTATTTCCATGAACTACGCCTACGAGGCAGTCAGCAACAAATGGAACGTCAGGATGGACACCTGCGTGATGAATCCGACCACTTTTGCGGTTGCAAGAAGATTGACCACTGAATACTGGGTGGCCTCTTCGATGGGCTATGACACAACAACGGTTGAAGTTGCATTAAGCAGCAGTCTTGACGCTGTTGCGTTGGTACTGCCAAATCGAGTTTATAACCGCACGCTTGTTGGCGAGCTACCAACCACAGGCGGCATTCAAGCGCGATGACACCGTACGACCTAATTGGTCGAGGCTATCGCTTAGGAGCAGATTTCGTCTCAAGACCGGAAGGCGACTGTTTGAGCCTGGCACGTTTCGTGCTTACGTACCACGGGATTGAAACGCCTATTCCGCAACGAAGTTGGTATCGACGTTTGCGGCGCGGTGATACCAATGTATTTAAGGACGAACTGCAAAAATGGGGCGAGGTTACTGCCGACCTAAGATGTGGTGTAGTTGCGCTATGTCAGGCGGATAATGGTTATGGCATGGCAGTTTGGTTTGAAGAAGGATGGCTGAGCTTCGTAGAGTCGGAGGTGAAATGGAGCCCATCCGACAGCCTGGTGGTCGTCGAGCGTTATTGCCAGCGGAAGTTGAACTGTGCGAAGCCGTAGGACTTAGCGAAGAAGAGTATTGGTACTTTGTTGATCAAGCTGAGTTATATAACGGTGAACGCAACGAGGCTTATGCGCATATTCCCGACATTAAAAATGACGCGGCAGTACTTATTCCGGCGCTGGTCTCAATTGCTATTGGACTGGTCACAACGGCTGTAAGTATACTTATTGCACCAAAGCCCAAAAGCCCTCAGATTGAAGATCGAGGGGAAACGCCAAGGAACTTAACACTAGGCGGGCAGACTGGCGCAGATCGATTTGCGCAAACAGAAGGATTCCAGTCTGTTCAAGATCTTGCCGTTATCGGCCAAACCATTCCGCTTGTCTTCGCTAAGAAGGGTGTTCGTGTGAATGGTTCGCTCGTCTGGTCGCAGATGATTGCGGAGAAAGGTTACCAGCAACTGCGTGCTGTTTTTGTATTTAGTGATGGTTACACAGAAGGCGTTCCAGATTACGCAGGTTTAGCGATCGGCGATACCTTGCTGGAAGGTTACACCTCCAAGAAAGTTGCCGCTTACTGGCGTCAGAACGGCGGACGTTTAATTGAACCAACAAACCGCATTGCAGGGAGCGGGTTAAAAAATCTTCCTTACTCTGATGCGTTTGGTACGTATTTTGACGCGACCACAAGCATTGAGCCTTGGTTTTCAGGCGCAACCTTTACCAATGTGCAAAGCAAATTCGGTGCTTATGCGCCGATGTTCAACAACACATCTTATCGTCCCACGCCGGAGCTTGTTCTAATACCTGCTGACGCAGAGGATGAGTTCAAAGAGGCGCTAAAAATTAAACGTTTATTGTATGATTTTAATAGATTTCCGCAGGGTTCATTCTTCAGGTCGATTCTTGACGGCAGCGGGGTTGAAACTGTCGGCTTTAAAGGATTATTGACAAAAGATTTCAGGATCCTATACCGCATCACAACTAATGTAGAGAATCCAAAAGATCCTGAGTTTGCGCCAAACGAAATCGGGTTTGTCAATTCATCAACAATTTCTTCGCGCATTGCGGCTGACTCTCAAATTGCAGAGGGCGAACTGTATTTGGTTGGAGACAAAGCCCTTGGCGTTTGCACAGAGATCCAAGGCGTGTTGGGTAACTACGAACCTTGGGCACCTTCAAAATATTCAGACGATATACCCGTCCCAAACACGAACGATAAATGGTACATATTTACAATTACTGAACCTGGGTTTGTTGAGACCATCGACAATGCTGGTGACGTTCGGGCCTCAGAGTTGAACGCTGTTTCAAACCCAAAACTTTATGCAAGCGATACTTACCCACTTCAACGAGCCGCAATTGCTACTGTCAGCAACACTCGCCCCTGTTCGGCCACTGAACTAATCATCAAGTCCAATGTTTGGAAGCAAGTCTCAGGCTTCACCGACGTTACTGCATGGCCATCTGAAAAGCTAATTGCTGAATACCAAGAAAACAACGGAAGCATTCAGCTTGGAACGATAAACAAATATTTGCGGCGCTTAAGCTTTTTCATGCTTGAAGTCCGCACCGCTGGTACGGATACATGGATCGACATTACTGGGGACAAATACTTTTTCGTTGAGGGTAATACACCAGTTGATCAGTATCACTACATTCGCGTTGATACCGGAGCCATAGGCAACGTCGAAACCGAGTTTCGCTTACGTCCTGTTTCGGGTATTGGTGCAATCCGTAAGGCACAAAGTGGCGTTGGCGGCGGCAAGATGCGCAAGCTGCAGTATGGCTTCGAAGCACCACCGTATCTTTCAAACGGTTATGTCGTAGTTTTCAACGGCAAAGAGGTAACGCTTGACGAAACATACGCAACTAATCCAGAGTTTATTCGGTCAAGTAGTAGTGAAACAAGAGAAGACGAAGGTGCGATTGAGAATATAGGAATTACGCCGACTCAAATAGGCAAGTTTAGTGTTCCAGGTGCTTATACATGGAACTTGAAAGAAACTCGATATAACGGCTTAAATTATATGGTTAAGAGAATAAGTTTTCTTGACGCGTCGGATAATTATTACGAGTATGTTTGGGACGGTAGCATTCGCGCTAGCGGCAGACTGGCCGCTCAGCCCATAGAACCTCCTATCGGGTATGACAAAAGCAATCCAACTTATGTTCGTTATAAATGGGCTCTTAAAGACCCCGGCAAAGAAAACGCTCTTATTGATCGTTATCCTTATCGTTATGCATACCGCAGCATTCAACGCGAAGAGTACGAACAAGGGGCTGCTACCAATACAGATCCGGCAGAGGCCCAAACAACTCCAGCAAGGCACGTATCTGTAGCTAACCCGGAGGCAAGTGGCTTAAAATTTTATGTTCGACGGTGGAATAATGCTGCAGGCCAAGAGATCGGCTACAAGTGGACTATTGACATCAATAACCAGGGGACAGGTTATAGCGTCGGAGACTTTGTCCGGGTTTTGTGGGAAGAACCACTCGGCAGTGGAATTTACAGAGAAATTTATGGTGTAACAATTACAGGAACGACAACAGTTACCGTTACGGAGTATAATCGCGTCCCGCAAAATTATTCACCTTTTGACGCCATCCTTGATGTGCCTGCCTACGAAGGAGTAAGCGCCAGCAATACAAGCGGGCCTGAACACGAAGTTGTTGCAATCAACGAAAAGATTGTGCAATTTACGCCCAATTACCAAGGTATGACGATAGGCGGACTGCGGATCAATTCTTCTAGCGAGTGGTCGAACTTTAACAGTTTTTCCGCCTACATGAAAAAAGGTATTATCCTTGAGAACCTAATTGACGACAGCGCCAAAGCATCCAATCTTCTTCCTGACATTGTGTTTGGAATGATGACCAACACGGAATGGGGCGCAGGCAAGATCCTTGGAGCGCAGCAGGTCGATAAAGACTCAATGAAGATCGCATCACAGTTCTGTAATGCAAATGACTTTACCTGGGACGGTGTCGTAAGCCAGCGCATTAACTTCCGCGATTGGGTATTTCAAAATGCGCAGTATGCATTGTTAGACGCAACTGTTATTGGCGGTCGCTTTGCGTTGGTTCCAGCCGTGCCCTACACAAACACGTTTAACATCGGCAACTTTGTTAAGCCTGCACTCAAAGCGCTGTTCACTGACGGCAACATGCGCGACATGAAGATTCAGTGGTTCGGACCAAGTGAACGTCAA